TCGCTCGATTCCTTTTTGCTTGTCGTTGTAATTGACAACGTGCCAATCCTCGCCGACAACCTTTTCTTTCAGAAGCGTCATTCTGTCATAATGGGAAAGCGCATTTTCGTCATTCTCGGAAAATTTCCAATATGTGAGTGGTGAAATTTTCCGTGCCTGTATTCGCTTGCGCTGTTCCGCCTCAGAAATCGAGAGCCAGAATTTAATAAAAGTAACATCATGCTGAACCTCATTTTCCCAATATTCATATCTATCTAAAAATTGTTTGTATTGGTTTTGAGAGCACCAGCCATTCATTTGTTGAACCATCGCGCGAGAATACCAGCTCCTATCGTAGAAAACGATTTGACCTTGCGCGGGCATTTTCCCGTTCCACCATTGCCACCAATTCGCCATTGCCGAAACCGATGGCTTAGTGGATGGGACAATGCTATACCATTGCGGATTTAAATATTCAGTAACCGCGCGAATTGTGCTAGATTTTCCGGCAGTATCGCGTCCCTCTAAAACAACCGCGATTTTCTTTTTATTTGCTTCCGCGATTTGGTTGAGTTGTGCTTGTAATTTTTTCATAGTGCATAGCCTTTTTCTTCAGGATTTTCTAGCGGTAGAGGGCAACCGTGAATTCCGGTTTTTCGTTTCCAATTTACGATTTCTAAACCAAATTTTTTATTTGCCTGTCTTTGGGCATTTGCAAATTTTGCTTTTGCCATTTTTTCGGGCATATTGAAAAATTCAGAATGACCGCCAACCGGCTTTTGATTTTTTAGTTTTAAATCGCGGAATAATCCGGCAAGCCGCCATGATTTATTTTTCTTGTGGAAAAATTGTTCGCTAGATAATGTCTCATCAAATGAGCCAGTAGTGAGCGCGAGTAATTCCGCTCGTAATACGCCAGAGGGCAAGCCGTGACATTCCTCGATATTGCGTAGCGTTTCGATGATGCGAGATTCAACGCCAGAGAAACCGCCAGAACGACAGTATTTGGCGAAACCGTTTTTTATGACGCACATTCCGCGAAAAGCGGGAACGTGAACGCCCATACCATGCAACCGCCATAAGTAGTTAAAACCAAAATCGTCAAACGGTGAGCCGTCTATCGCGTTTGGAGTGTCCGTAGATTTAAGCATTTTTTCTTACCTCGTTATAATTAGTGGGATTATAGCATCGAATACCCAAACCAGTCAAGCATTTGCGAACGCTATTGTTATCGTCAAACATGTAGCTATTATGACGTAGCCAGTTAAGCGATTTTTTCATATCAAACCGTAATCGGAAAATCATGCGCTTTTTTAAGATGTCATCCGGTGTAGTGTCACCAAATGCGCGGCTATAAATATAATCATATTCTAAGCCATTATCCCGCAAAAATTTAAGATCATTTTTTCCGATAACCCTAGCCGTCATTATTGCGATTTGGTCGCGCTTTCGGTTAATAGTTTTCCATGATGCCGCCAACGGTAAAAGCGTATCAGCGGCGATTTTTTCGGGTGTGTTATTTCGCACCCAATGCGCGAGATCAAGCGAACCATCCGCGCGGGTTATTTGTCGATGGGATGAGTCTATAACCGTCCCATCTAAATCAAAAATAAAAAGCATAAAAGTATCCTATTATTCCTAGTGAATTTAAAGCAACCAAATTCCAGAGTCGGGATTCAATAGCCTGTAACATTAGCAAAGCCAAGCCAGTGATAGCCAACAGTTTACCCTCTGGCGTATCAATGACGAATGGAGCGGCGGCCATGCAAGCCGCGCCCATCCATCCGAGGCGAGCCACCAAGCTCATGATATGCTCATGAGCAAGGCAGACAGGGAGCGAGTGGTCGCACCCTCTAAGCCATCGAGAGATTCACCCTGTAGGGCTTTCTCGATAGCTTCCACCAATTCTTTTTTGGTGGATTTTGCAGAAGCAGTTTTTGCTTCTGGCTTCTGGTACAGGCCGAGAAGCACAGCCTTAGAGATGACGGAACGAACCGACAACCCAAATTCTGACGCGAGAGAATCCGCGACAGTCCTAGTGATGGGAGCCGAATCCATCATTTGAGCGACCATTTTTTCAGTATAGCTAGACATATTAGTCTCCTGATTAGTTTAAGATTAGCCAAACAATGCCACCGATGACGATGATGTCAGCAGTCACAGAGTAGAGCATGTAAGCCCGAATGAGCCAAGTAGTTAATGTTTTATTTTTCATTTTCATAGTGCCTATTTTACAGGGTTTTTTCCCAAATGTCAACCCTAAAAGCGACATTTTTTTGCCCATTTGCGACATTGGTATTATTACCAAAATCACGCGTTGCCAACGCCTCGAAGCGCGAACAGAGCGCGAACGCATCCGAATGTAGCGAGAGCAAAAAATGCCGCCCATATATGCGCGCCCATAATTACAGCCACGCCAATCGCGAAGAAATTTCCAACGAAGGCGAGAACGAGAATCATAATTATTAAAGCCATATTATTTCCTTATTTATTTATTTAATATGTGCGTATTGTATCACAGGAATCCGAAAAAGTCAAGCCCCAATCATGGAGATATAATGGAAATGTTTGGTAATATTCACAAAATAAAAATATCCTTATAAATCAATAGGTTAGGGGCGGTTTCGAGACTTGACATGAGGTCGCGCGGCGGGGCACCCCCTCACGTACAACTTTGGGTTTTTTGAAAACACCTTTAAAAATTGTTCTTGACATTCAATGTCATTTTTAGTATAATTTTTTTCATGGCTACTACTTATACAGTTACTTTTGATTTGGCGGAAGCCCAGACCGGCGTATCAGGGCATTACCCCTTATTAGTAAGGAACAGCACTTATGCTCCTGATAATACAATATATGCAAAAACAGGAGATACTGTTAAATTTGTTGTGAGTGAGCCGTCCCCTGATGGTGCCAGCGTTAGTTATAATAATACAAACGTTGCGGATACAGATCCTGATCCTGACGAATTTACTGCAGGAACTACAAACCAGAACAGCCCAAGTAGTTGGGAATATACTATTACTAGTGCGACCGACGATGAAGAGTTCTATTGGTATTGGTTCGGAACTACAGTTCATTCTTCAGGAAGCGGAAAAAAGTATTCACAAAAAATAAGAGTTAATAGAGTCGTAGGGTCTCCTCAAATGAATGGAGGCACCTCTGCTATCACGGTAGATCAGGGAGACACTATTACTTTTAGCGTATCAGGCCTAGGCGGGTTATTAGCAGCTAGTGGTAGTAATGATAATAGACTGTACTTTGCGATATTTAACCAAGCGTCGGGCGGGTCCCTTATAAACCCAACTTCCTACACCGGAGGAGGCTGGGATAGTTCAAGTAACCAACTAGGCAGAATTAAAACAACAGATACTAGTACAGTTTTAACTGTTGGTTCAAATATGCCTACAGGAACTTACTATGTTTATCTCACTCATTTCAATGCGGCAGATAGTCCTGGCGGAAATGACTTTTATGGATCGGAGCAAAGGCTGTCTACCACTGCTTTACAGTTCACGGTTGAAGAACCGACAGGAACCGTAAGCGGTCTTAGTCTAGGAGACAATGTAACTACAACAAGTTTAAATTTTGACGTTGTACGAAACTCTGGTACAATTACTTGTGATCCTACAACTTTTCAACCCTCCGTATCTGTAAGTAATGGTTCTTTTAAGCGAAAAAATGGTTCAGGGGTAGCACAAGATGCTAGTTGGCAAACTTCTTCAGCAACTATACAAAATGGATGGTCTGTAGACTTTAAAATGACGGGTCCTTCTAGTTACAGCTCCTCAACTACAGGAACTCTGACAATAGCCGAAGATTCAGACAGCCTTGTAGTAACAACTAGCGCAGATCCTGGGGGTGGAAGTGGGGGCTCTGGTGGTGGAGGCACAAGCGGAACATATGGATTACGAATATATGATGCTAGTGGAAAGGTTTTATTTGGAGACGGACGAAAGATGGGAAATCTAATAGGCTCCGCAACCATATCAACACCACTAGCTAATAATACATTTTCCAACTACTATGAGATGGTTGGAGTTCCTCATGCAGATGGTATCTCAGAGCGAACAGGAATAACCATTATAGATACTTATAGCGGAACTAATACAACTTCTCCTCTCTGGGTAATTGAAAGGCATAGTTCTGGGCTTAACGGGCATTTTGCTTGGAGAGTTAAACATATTACAACGGCCGGAGTTTCACGGCCATATAACTATATAGTTTTTAGGTACTAAAATGTCATACGGATTAAAAGTCAATGCAACAGCTGTAGGAAACTGGGACGGGTTTGTCATTAACTCGGATATTAACAGCTTGCGCTTTCTTACGGTAGTTCATACTTCAACAACTGCAGTTACCGCTGGAAATACATATCCTAGCTATTCCGCAGGAGATATAGTTATGGCAAGGCCTTCTGCAGGATACGGACTAATTTATACAGATTTTAGAACTACGACGCCCATTGTAAGAGGCAGTTCTCAGCAATATGTTCTTTTACGCCCCCAAACAAATACTGCGGGGAGCGCTAATGGAACAGACTATGGGTTATTAGTAAAAGATAGTAGTGGAAATACACAATATGATTCTAGAACTACACTTTCAGGGCTTGATATAAAAGCTACGAAAGGATTTAATTCATTACCAGGAAGCTATACTCCTCAACAACCCGCTAACTTAATATATAACGCAAGAACAGACTCAACATATTGCCTTATGAATCAATCCGCTTATTATACAATAGGTCCAGTGGATATTCGTCAAGGGTATGATTATAAACAAAATACTACTGACATATACTGGAGCGGGTACGGGATTTTTAGTTGGGGAAGTAATAATACTTCGACCTGGGCAATGAGTAATTGGGGAGAAATAATAATAGGAGACACTATATGACAATTTATCAAGTATCAATAGTTGATAACAATACGGGAGAGATTATAGGAATGTATGTTCCTGGAGCTACGCCTCCAGATGAAGGAGTTGATGAGAACAACTCAGGACGAAGTATTGTTCACATGACATCTGAAGTACCAAATCCTGTAGAGTACCAACAAACCAAATATTATAAGGACGGGGCGTGGAAGACTAGAGAATGGAAAGGGGACTACTATACATGGAAAAGTAATGAGACTTGGGAATTTAATTCCACCGCTTTTTGGGAAAAAGTCAGAGCAGATAGAGACTGGACAATTCTTCGAACAGACTGGACACAACTTCCAGACAGTCCTTTATCAGACTCAAAGAAAGCAGAGTGGGCTGAATATCGTACAGCTTTAAGGGACGTTCCTTCAAATAACGAAAGTGCAACAAGGCTAGACGATATAGTCTGGCCAGACAAACCATCATAGAAAAATTTTTCTTGACATTACATCCTCTTTTGAGTATAATTCTCTCATGGCTAAAGAAGTAACAACAATTTCTCCGGAAGGACTTGAAGTAGCGAACTCGTACCTGACTCTTGGTAATATTAAGGGAGTATGCCAAGATCTAATGGTTGATGAAAAGAAGGTTGTGGATATACTAAATCGACGAGAAGTTAAAAAGTATATCGACACTGTTTACCTCGATACGGGGTATCGAAATAAAAATAACATCGGATCCTTATTGGATGAGATGATTAATTCGAAGCTTGAAGAAGCACAGGAAAGCGGTGTGTATTCCAGCAAGGACTTAGCTGACTTACTACAACTGGCTCACAAAATGCGTATGGATGAGATAAAAGCTCAAGCAGAGTTAGAAAAGGCATCCGCTTCCAATATTAAAAATCAGACAAATGTTCAGATTAATGAGGGAGTACCATTCGGTCAGGGTAACTATGGCAAGTTAATGGATAAACTCTTAAATAATGGAACAGCCTGATCTTAATGAATTATACACACGTTTTTCAACCCATGAAGCTCAATGTGAGGAGAGATGGAAAACTATCTTTGGTCGTCTAGAGGATATAGAGAAAAAGATGGACAGACTACAGTTTATGTTGTTGGGAGCAACAGGAACTGTGATAGTCTTTTTAGGAAGTATTATACTTACACTACTTAACGGGTAGTCGACGTCCCCCGAGGACGGAGAGATAATGTGTGGAGCCAATCACAGCTGCGGTGGCAGCTTTTAGTGCTGTTAAAAAAGGTATTCAAGTTGGAAAAGACCTGCATGATATGGCGGGGGATATCGGCAAACTTTGGGGTGGCATAGATGCCGCTCGGGGTGCGCACAACCAGAAAAAGAAAGGACAAATAATATCTGTAGAAGAAGAAGCACTACAGACCTTTGCTGCAAAACGCAAAGCAGATGAAATTGAGAAAGAACTCCGAGAGTTCATCATTTATACATTAGGTGGACAGGCTTGGAGCCAGTTAATAGAAATCAGAGGGCAAGTCAGAAAAAGAAGATTGGAAGAAGCTGCAAAAGCCCGAAGACAGAAACGTAAAGCCTTTGAAGCGGGAATCATAGTGTTAGCGTTATTATTCGGATTCGGAGTCCTAGGCTATATGGTATCTATAGTAATAACACAGGGAAACTTTTGATGCTGAAAGTTAAGAGAACATATCGTGATTGGAGAGGTAGCAGCCGTTCTAAGTGCGCTGAAAGCACTGAACGACGGAATCAATACGATCAAACAATCCGCAGGTCATGCAAGTGACCTACAATCCATCGTAGGTAAATGGGCAGAGTCAAGCGAAAAATATAGGGATGTAGAAAGAAAAAAAGCTGGTAGGATGTCGTACAAAGAAGCTTTGGACATGGAAAGTGCAAAGCGCCAGTTAGAGAACTTTGATCGACAGTTAAAAGACATTTGTTTAATGCAGGGTCAAGGAGACTTATATACGTCAATTAAACAACGTATGGAAGATTCTCGAATAGCTCATGCAAAAGAGGTAGCACGTTTACGTGCAAGGCGTAGGCAGTTCAAAAAGTGGATTCAGTATGGTATTGGAGGATTTTCTCTTTGGGCTTTAACAATGATAATCGTGTGGCTGATAATGGTGGCCACCAGAGTATAGGAGAGTCTTATGTGTGAAGTGTGTCTATGTATCCCTTGTCGGTGTAGCCATGCCTAAGTGGGTTGGGTATGGAAAGCCTAAGAAAAAGAAGAAAAAGCGTGGCAAGAAGAAAAAGTAACTATATCTTAATGCGCAAGGAGCAACTAGCGGAAGATCGCGATAAGGCTTCTAAGGATTATGATAAACAGTGGTACACACGTCTAATCCAAGAATTAGACTGGGCTGAGCAAGCCCAAAGCAAAACGTATAGCCGTAACTGCTATATGGAAGGAGAACGTAAAGTATGAGTGATATGGATAGATTCCAAGGAGATATGTCCAGAAACGAGGTAGAATTAGACCTCAGTAAATTTATGGAGCTTCTCCAAGAACAGTCTGCTTTAAAAGATAGGATTCGCGAGTTAGAAGACATGGAAACTCGTAACCCTTGGCAAAAGTTTATATTTATGGCACAAGCTGTAGATAGCTGGAGAATCTTTCCACGCTTGTTTTTAAGTGTTTATATTTTCCTACTCTACTACAGCACCATGTGGTTCATGGCACTACCAGAACCTAGCTTAGAGCAATCAGGACTTATTTCAATAATAGTAGGTGCTGGTGCTGCATGGTTTGGCTTATATGCTGGAACTAGTAAAGGAAAAACTGACCATTAGAGGTTAACATGGCGATTGAAATTAGTAGGAAGGATGTAATATCCGACCAACTATTAGACTTACAATCTGAGACAAGGTTTCTCAAATTACCAGTAGATCCATATTTGGAACTACTCGGCGTAACGCCACTTGCTTCGCAGGTGGCGATTATCAACGCGATCAACAATCCGAAATACCGTTTTGTATGTGCGGCTGTTTCGAGAAGGCAGGGTAAAACCTACATCGCAAATATAATAGGGCAGCTGGTATCATTAGTGCCCAACTCAAACATACTCATAATGTCCCCTAACTATGCCTTGTCTCAGATTTCTTTTGATTTACAGAGAAATCTGATAAAGCATTTCGATTTAGAAGTTGCAAAAGACAATGCTAAGGATAAAGTAATAGAGTTAACTAATGGGTCCACGATCCGAATGGGAAGTGTTAATCAAGTGGATAGTTGTGTTGGCCGCTCCTATGATCTTATTATATTTGATGAGGCAGCTCTGGCTGATGGGAGGGATGCTTTTAATGTAGCTCTGCGACCAACACTCGATAAAGACAATTCAAAGGCTATCTTTATAAGTACGCCTAGAGGAAAGAATAACTGGTTTTCAGAGTTTTTCTATAGGGGATTTCAAGATGACTTCTCGGAATGGGCTTCTATTAGGGCTACTTATAAGGATAATCCGCGCATGTCTGAAATGGATATTGCGGAAGCTAGAAAGTCTATGTCCGAGGCCGAATTTAGACAAGAATACGAAGCGGACTTTAATACTTACGAAGGTCAAATCTGGACTTTCAACCACGAAGAGTGTATCGGAAACTTTGAAGAAATCGATGTATCAAAAATGGACGTATTTGCCGGACTCGATGTGGGTTACAGAGATCCGACGGCTTTTTGTGTAATCGCCTACGACTGGGACGAACAGCAGTTCTACTTAGTAGATGAGTACCTTGATGCGGAGCAAACTACGGAGAAGCATGCCAAGGAAATACAAGGCATGATTGACAAATGGAATATAGACTATATTTATATTGATTCCGCTGCGCAGCAGACCCGTTTCGATTTTGCTCAGAACTATGACATATCAACTATTAACGCAAAGAAATCAGTTTTAGATGGAATTGCACAGGTAGCAGGAATAGTGGACAATGATAAATTACTTGTTGATCAGCGATGTAAAGAAACATTATCTGCGTTGGACCAATACCAATGGGACCCCAATCCTAACCTAATGAAAGAGAAACCGAAACACAATTACGCATCTCACATGGCCGACGCGTTACGGTATGCATTATACTCATTTGAGACTTCAGCAACAAGTTTTTAGGACACCTGGTCAAAAATAGTTATTGACATAGTACCTCAAACTAGATATAATTCTCTTACTGAAAATTAGAAAATCAAAAACCCGATGGCTGAACTGAAACGTGATATAGTAAAATATATCCGAGACAAAGCGAAGAATAAGTACGAGAAAGGATCAGAATGCTATATTTGCGGGGCAAACACACAACTTGATTTTCACCATTATTACACCTTAGCCCCTTTAGTACATAAGTGGCTTCGAGAAAACAAACTAGATCCAAAGTATATTCTCGCAATCCGAGAAGACTTTATAGAGGAACATCACGACGAGCTATATGTACACACTGTTACTCTATGTCATAATCATCACCGACAACTTCATAAAGTATACGGTAGAGACCCTGGTTTAGGAACAGTACATAAACAAAAACGCTGGGTAGAGATACAAAGAGAAAAACATGGCATGGTATGACAGGTTCTTAGGCCGAAAAGAAGAGGATATTTATGAAAAACTAAATCCTGTTCAGGAATATTTTGGTGGAACATCACAGTCATCTCGTGAGCATACTCAGCGGTATGAAAATTATTACGAAACTTTAGAGATTGTTAATCGCGCAGTAAATATGGTTGTTGATGACTGCGCAGAAATACCCGCAGTAGTACAGTCTATTGGAATGTCTGGAGTTATAAAGGGTATAAAAAGATCAAAAGTTCATAAACTTATAAATGAAGAACCCAACTTATTTCAAGATATTAGCTCTTTCAAGCGTAACTTAATTACTGATTATATTCTTGATGGCAATATTTTTATTTATTATGATGGAGCTCACTTTTACCACATCCCTGCTAGCGACGTTACAATACACGCAGACGCAAAAACTTTCATTGACAGGTATACATATGCTGAAGTAGACTATTCTCCTAATGAAATTATACATATAAAAGAAAATTCTTTTCATGATATATACAGAGGAGTTTCAAGATTAAAACCTGCTGTTCGTACTATGTCTCTAATGGCAAATATGCGGCAGTTTCAAGATAATTTCTTTAAAAATGGGGCTGTGCCAGGACTCGTTTTAAAAAGCCCTAATACTTTGTCCGAGAAGATCAAAGAAAGAATGTTACAATCCTGGCAAGTAAGATACCAGCCTACAGCAGGAGGTAGAAGACCTTTAATTCTCGATGGTGGTATAGAAATAGATGCCATTTCAAATGTTAACTTTAGAGATTTAGATTTCCAGAGTTCTATAGCTGAAAATGAAAAAATTATATTGAAGGCATTAGGCGTGCCTCCAATTTTATTAGATTCTGGTAATAATGCTAACATACGTCCAAACATGAGGATGTACTACTTAGAAACTATATTACCTATAGTAAGAAAAGTTAACTTTGCGTTGGAAAGGTTTTTTGGTTTTAGTATAAAGGAAGATATCACTAATATTCCTGCTCTACAGCCTGAACTACGTGATCAATCGCAGTATTATACTTCCCTAGTAAATGGTGGAATTATAAGCGTAAATGAAGCCAGAGAACAACTAGGTTTCGAAATGTTAGAGGGGCAGGACGATGTCAGAGTCCCTGCAAATATTGCTGGAAGTGCGGCTAACCCCGACGAAGGCGGAAGACCTGTTGAGGAGTCAGAAGAATGACAGAAAAGAAAAAACCACTACATGAAAAGCATAGGATGTTAGCCTTGAAATACTTTGCAGAAACTTCTGTTAAGCAAGGGTATCTTATAAGCAAGGAGGACGCACTGAAAACCAAATGGATGGAAGAGTCCTACTTTGATGATGAGGTTTGGTTAGGCACATGGGAAGGCATCATAAAGCAAATGAAGTCTGTTTTTCCAGAAACGAACAGCCTGAAACCACAAGCTAAAGCGGCCCCTAAACCTAAAAAGGAGGGCTCGGGAGGAGAGAATGGAAAAAGTATTTAATTTAACCTCTACTTTTAAGTCTCATACTGATGAGGATGGCAGTATTAAAATCAGAGGTATGGCCAGTACAACTGATTTTGATCGCGCGGGTGATTCTATTTCAGCGGATGCGTGGACTAAAGGTGGGTTAAATAACTTCGAGAAGAACCCTATAATTCTTTTCAATCATGATTACAATAGACCGATTGGTAGAGCTACTAAAGTAAAAGCTACTGATGGAGGTCTTGAGTTAACGGCAAAAATTAGTAAGGCGGCTAAAGATGTAGCCGAACTAGTTAAAGACGGTGTCCTTGGAGCCTTTTCTGTTGGTTTCCGAGTCAAGGATGCTGATTATATAGAGGAAACCGACGGATTAAGAATAAAGGACGCTGAGTTGTTTGAGGTATCAGTAGTATCTGTACCTTGTAACCAAACAGCTACTTTTTCACTGGCGAAGTCCTTCGACTCCATGGAGGAGTACGAAGATTTCAAAAAAACTTTCACTAATAGTGACGGGGCGCAAGTCCAAAAGGAGATAACGATGTCTGAAGAGACACAACAACCCGTTGACTTGGAAGCTTTTGCTAAAAAAGTAGCTGAGGAAACTGCTGCTAAAATTGCAATGAAGCAAGCCGAGCAAAAAGCAGCCGATGAGGCTGTACAAAAAGAAGCTGAAGAGAAAGCTGCTGCGGAAGCAGAAGCCAAGGCTCAGCAGGACGAAGAAGTCAAGACGGCTATCAAAACTGGCGTAGAGTCAGGAGCTGACCGTCTTGTACAAGACATGCAAAAAGAATTCGAAGCTGCAAAAGCTGAAGAAATCAATGAGCTTGTTAAGAAGTACGAAGCCGACGTTAAAGAGAAGGCTGACGAACTCGAAGCTATGCGTAGCCGTAAGTTTGAGTTTGGTTCTCAGAGCAAAGAAGACTTTGCAAAGCAAGCTCTGGAGGCAAAAATCTACGGAGCAATCACCAAGAAAGGTTGGGATACTGACCTTGGCAAGGAAGTCTTTGAGAAGGCAGGTGTAGATTTTGGTACAAGAACTTCCTCTGGTAACGTTGATGTTACTGTAAGTCAGCAGTTTGAAACAGAAGTTGCGCTTGAAACTAAGCTTCTTCCCTTGTTCCGTGAAATTCCTGTAACTTCAGGAGCAACAGTTATGCCTTTCGCGGCAGACGTTGCAGCTGCAACTTTCGGTACAGCTTTTAGCGTTGATACTACGTCTCAGCGTATTGATAATGGCGGAACTGATGGTGATTATGACATTACTAATAATGTCTTACAAACCGAGCGATTGGCAGCTGGTACCTATATTGATAACAATATAGATGAGACTTCTTTGGTTTCATTCCTACCAATGCTTACTTCTGCTCTTGCACGTTCGCACGCTATAGCAATCGATAAGATGATTCTTCTCGGTACTAGTGGACCTACTGCTGGTATTGCAGGCGGAGACGGAAACGATAAAGGCAGCGGGCTACAAGCATCTACAGCAGCTTGTACTGCACAACAAGACGGTGCACCTGCATTCGCAGACACTATGCTTGAAGTTGGTCGTGCAGCAATGGGCAAATATGCAGTTAATCCTGCTGATATTGTTTACGTTGTTACTATCGATGCCTACTATGATCTACTTGCACAGGACGGAAAGTTTGTGACTGTAGATAAGGCTGGCTCTGATATGGCCACTAATATCAACGGCATGATGGGTACTATATTTGGTTCGCCACTTATTGTTTCCGCGGAAATGGTTGCTGCTAACCAAAGTACCGCAGCTGCTATTATAAACACTAGCCGCTATGTTGTTGGAAGGCTCAAGGGTGTTAGCATTGAAACTGACTACGAAGTTGGTAAGCAGCGTAATGTTCTGGTCGCTAGCCAGGCATTAGGATTTAAGTCACTTGAAGGTACTTCAGGTGCTCATACCTTAACCTACGCAGCTAACGCTTAATAGCATTTTGATTACTTTCAGTAATCATGGAAACTGGGGGAGGTTCTCCTCCCCTAAGTTTTTATTAATTGACTTATGGCAGATTTAATAACATTAGCTAGTTATAAAGAAGCAGAAGGCTTGAGTACTCCAAAAGAGGACTTAAGAATTAATGCTTTAATACCTTCTGTAAGCCAATTAGTAAAGACTTATTGTGGAAACAGTTTTGTAGATTTTTATTCAAGTAACAAAACCGAAACTTTTAGTATTGACTGGGGCACTTATATTGTACAACTTACTGAGAGCCCTGTTAATGCTATTGTAAGCGTTCAAGAACGACAATCTTATAGTTCGGCATATGTTACATTAACAACTGGAGCGTATGAATACGCTTTAGACAAAAAGACAGATAGTGTTTTTCGTACTAATTCTGGCAGCTACCGAAACTGGGCTCAAGGAGTAGATGCGGTTAAAGTAGTATATACTGCAGGATATAGTGCTATACCAGACGATTTAAAGCTGGCAGTAATTGATTTAATTACTTACTACTTGAAAGACGAACACAAAGAGCGAAGAACAATACAGGGAGCTAGTATACAAAATGCTTCAAGTTCTTCACAACGAGATAATGTTGCTTTTCCAGACCACATCAAGAGAGTCTTAGACTTATATAAGAACTTTTAATGTCAGCTTCTGGGTTAAAATTATTTCTAGGAGATTTAGTAGAAACAATTAATGAATTACCAAGTTCGGGTATTTTAAGACAGACGTTAAATTTAGAGCCACATACTTTTAAGTTTACTCCAACACAGCTATATAATACTTTGTTAAAAGCTCAAAAACCCTATGTGTCAGATGGGTGGAAGCTAACTAAAAAAGACAAAGAATTTATGAATAGGCGGTGCTTTAAGTATGGAAAGATTCTTACAGAAGAAATAAAAGCATTAGGCGGAAAAGGGCTAGGAAAGGGTGGAGTAATTTTCGAGTTTACTACTTCAACAGATGTTGATTTAAAACTAAGCCCAAGAATGGAATACTTACGTGAAAAAGGAATAGTTGTTCCACACGATGATGATGTATTTCAAAAGATTAAATCATCTTATTATACATCTATGAACGCTATGTTCCAAGAAATTCAAGATTATTTTGCAGGAAGGGGCGCATATAGAAGCGAAAAAACAGGAAAAGAAAGAACAAAAGGTTTTAGAGATAAAGCGGATAAAGGTCTAGCTAAAGAATTTGGAAGTGTTGTTGAAGCAGGTCACGAGCACGGTGCAGGTATAGCAGAAACAGCATTAAAACAATGCTGGGATCAAGCATTCGAAGCAAATAAAGACGAACTAGCAAAGAGCGGAATTAAAAGCTCTAGAGCCTTACAAACTAGACTTAAAAAATTAGGATTTAATTTATCTGTTATAAGAGCTGACGATGGTGAAGGATTTGTAATTCAATTAGAAGACAGAGCAGGAAACGCTAGAGAAGGTGTTACTGTTAAAAATTTAAAAAATGAGTTTATAGCTGCGTGTAATAAAACTGTTGAAAAAATTGATCTTGGAAAAATAAAAAGCTCTGACTCAATAGAAGAAAGAAACAGAAAATTAATTATTAAAGAAGTTGCAAAAGATTTTAAACGTCTTAAAAACGTAAAAGTAACTACTGAAAATACAAAAATTAAAAGGGCTCAAAAAGCAGCGCAAACAGAGACCTTAGGAAAAGTAAAAACGAAAAAAAGTTCTGGAATTGATTTAAAAGGCAAGCTTGCTATAACAGCAGGTAGAAGAAAAAAAGAAAGAAAGCCCCAACGACCAAGAATGGCTTTAGTAAATATATTAGGTGTTTTAAACAATCAACTACCAAATGTAGTAGCAAAAAATATGGGCTCACCCAGACTTGAAAATAGAACGGGACGATTTGCACAAAGTGTAAGAGCTATAGATGTAACACAAACAGCTCAGGGGTTTCCAAGTATTGGCTATACATATATGAAAGAAAGGTATGGGCCTTATGAAAGTACAAGCGGAACTCGCTTTGCAGACCCAGAAAGAGATCCTAGGCCTCTAATAGATCAGTCAATACGAGAAATTGTGATAGGATTCGGTTTAGGCAGAATATATACTAGGAGACAGTAATGACCGCAAGAACATACGCTTCAAGAAGGAAACGAATTGTTGACGGTCTTGTTACTAAATTAAAAACAATAAATGGTCAAGGAGCTTTTTTGACTGATGTGGGGGAAAATGTTCACCCGACATTAAAATTTTGGGACGAAGTAGATGAATTCCCTGCACTCCATCTAAATGCAGGAAGTGAAACACGCGAATACAGAACCGCAGGAGTACGGGACAGATTTCTTTCAGTAACAATTCGATGTTATGTTCAGGAAGAGGATGCTCAAGAAGCATTAAATGAACTAATGGAAGATGTTGAAACAGTTATTGAAGATAATTCAAGATTAGAGTATACGGATAAACTAAATAATGTTTTTCATACTCAACAGATTACCGTCATCAGTATTGATACTGACGAAGGTGTACTTGAACCTCTAGGAGTAGGCGAAATGCTAATAGAGGTTCGTTACTAAGAAAATTCTGACACGAATAAACATTCACGATCAGGCTTTTCAAGTTCATAGTGGGAGATAACTATGGCCGAATATTTACATTTTAGTAGAGACTCACGTCTTTACATGGCAAAGGATGGGCGTCTCTGGTCTATTCCCGTGCTTGATGGATTTAGTTTTTCTCAAGCAACGAATGCATCAGAAATAACATTGAATGAAATGGAAGATGCCTCTGGTAGATCACGTAGAGGTCGTAAAATGTTTACTGACTCTCTATCTGCTGCCGAATGGTCTTTTAGTACCTATGTTCGTCCTTTTAAATCAGCAGGAAATTCTGGAAGCTCGCTGACAGGAACCGGCTCAATTAAAGGAATAGCAGACAGTACTGCAACGCATCATCACGCAGTAGAAGAAGCTCTTTGGGTTGCAATGGCAGGACAAAATGCTTATCAACCTACTACGGGTAAATTCAAGCATGGTTCCGGTGGAGGTGCCATATCTTCAGTTGTAATTGCAAGTGGTGCAACAGATGCGGATTCTGGAGATAGAGCAGCTGGAACATATAATATTGCTGTCCCTACTGTTGGTGCTGATGCCGATGCAAGTGCAACAGTAACAGGGGGTACTCAGCAAGGTGGAACAAACGCAGTTGTACAAGTTGTTGTAGACTCTAATAAGACTGCAACCGTAACAGTTACAGAAAGAGGAACTAAGTTTGAGACTGGACAAAGCATTACCATTGGCGACGAGCTTATGGGAGGCGACGGTAGCGGAGATGAGTTAGTTCTTACAGTAACTTCTGAATCCTTTACTTCTGATGCTACAGACATGGACATTAATTTCTATGACTCTAGCCGTGCATCTCTTGCTACTTTCGATCTTTACTATGTATTTAGTGACAGAAGTGCTGGTCGATTGATCTATAAGCTAGAGAATGCCGTTGTTAATGAAGCATCCATTGATTTTGATATTGATGGTATTGCAACAATTAACTGGTCAGGAATGGCGGGACAAATTAAAGAAGTTCCAACAGGGTTAGGTGCAGGACAATTTACAGCTCAAGATACTTATCCAAATCCAAGTGCTGCTGGAGCAATATGGATCGATACTAATGATAGTGATCGGTTCTATATGTCAACCAGTGCAACTAACGCAGAAGCTACTTGGTGGGCGGCTATTGATGAAGCAAGTACGAGTACTTCTAACTTTATCCGTAATCGACTAACTAACTTAACGTTAGCTCCTGAGACTGCATTTAAGGCGGATACAACGTTCACTAATGCGGCAGGAAATTCAGATAGCTATGAAACATCCTACTCTGTGGCAATCACAGGCGGAAACGTAACCATTAGTAATAATATTAGCTATTTGACACCAGAAGAACTCGGTAAGGTTAACCAGCCAATCGAGCACATTACAGGAACACGATCAGTTACTGGAAGCCTCACGTGCTACTTAGCTAGCTCTGACGCAGCCACTAACAGAAGCCGGGACTTGTTTGCTGATCTTGTATCTGATACTAATACGGTTATTAACAAGTTTGCCATCAAACTTCAAGTGGGTGGAACGGACACTACGAAGCCTCGTTTTGAGATCGATATGCCAACCGCACACTTGGAAATACCTAGCCACTCTATCGAGGATGTGATTTCTTTGGAAACCAACTTCCACGGTCTGGGTACAGGTGTTAGTGAAGGTGACGAAGTAACGCTTAAATATATCGGAGTATAATAACCCCTAAAAAATAATTCTTGACATTTGTGGTGTTTTGAAATATAATATAGGGTAAAGATTAGGGGGTCTTTTTGGCCCCCTTCTTATATTGAAGAGACGAAATGCCAAACCTAAGTTTTAAGAAAGAAGTCGAAGTACGAGTCGTCTATGGAACTACTCCGACTCGCTATAAAATAGATGTAACTGAAATTGAGTTTGGACAAACTTTTCAAGAAAAGAGTTATGAAGTAAAAACATTACATAACCAATCAAGTTTTGAAGGTTCTGTAATAAATAGAGCAAACCCTGCAGAGTTTAGCTTAAGTTTTTATTTAGTACAAGAAGATAAGCATAAAATATTATTTGATCGTCTTCTTGATTCTGCAACATTTGATATGTACATTTCAAATCCGGGAAGCCCTCCGTTAGGTTCTTTGCCTGACCCTGTTCCGGATCAAGTTTGGAAGCTGGAAAACTGTGTTATTCAAGATGGGAATTTCGAGATTAATAAATCTAGACCCCTGAGATTAAGCATAAGTGGAGAAGCTGCAAAACTGTCAAAATTTAGTGGGACGATTCCAGGTAGTGAACCAGCGGCAACTACTTCGACTTATATCGTACCCACTCTCGCCACTCTAACGCTGGGGTCTGATGATGTTTCCAGTTCTGTAATTGGAGTAAATGTAGAATTGCAGAATGATATACAATGGAATAGATATGATACTTTACAAGGTGCGGCAGCAGTAACTAATGTAGCCACAACAATGTATCCCAGTGCTTTTACACAAGGGAAACAGGTGCTTGGAGGAAGTATTCAAAAGTACCTAAATGAAAGAAGTACTAGTGTATTAACTTGGGATTCAGATACTAGTTTTAGGTTAAAAGCAGGAACCAAGGGCACCTTTTATGGAGTAGACTTTAATATTACTAATTGTTCATTTACAAACAGGATGTCGGCCGGCGGTATATTTGGGGAGGAATATAACTGGCGAATGACTCAAAGACCCACAGCGCTATCTAGCGTTATAACTTATACCACAACATAGGAGTATGTGATTTTATGGAATTAAAAAAATTAGTAGTCGACAGTAAAGCAAAGTGGATAGACTTTGCCGGACTCGACGGGTTCTCAGTAGAGATAGCAAACCTCTCACGAAAAGAATTAACAGGTATACGTAAAAAGTGTACTACAACAAAGTTTAATAGAAAATCCAGAATGGCAGAAGAAGTTCTAGATGATGAAAAATTTGTTACCGAGTTTACACGTAAAACTGTGAAAAATTGGAAAGGACTTACTTTGGCGCATTTAGAAACTTTAATTCTTGTTGATATAGACGACCAAGACCCTACTAAAGAAGTTGAGTATTCAGAAGAAAACGCTGAAGTACTTGTAAGTCAATCAACTGAATTTGATACTTGGCTCAACGAGGTAGTCTTTGACCTCGATAACTTTCGTAGCGAGCCAAAAGGAGAAGTGCCTAGAAAGACTGGAGGAGCTGTTTCGAAATCTTGATGGTGGAATGACCGCAGAGCGGTACTTCGAGATGCAGGAACAAATGGGGCTAGAGATAGAGGAAGATAAAATTCCTCCCACTATGGAAGATTTTCCGGATCTTGTAGCTGATGCTTTACAAATTTTTAACCGACTAGGGGACAGAGTATTTCCTGAAATCGGGTATATAGGAAAAGATTATACAAATCTTAAACTATATATGAATGTTTATGGAATAAAGGAGGAAGACAACGATTTTCTTCTAGAAATTATAGAGTGGTTAGACGCCAGAGCTATCAAAAAATCCGCAGAGCAATTAAAGCGGGAATATGATAAGATAAAGAGAAAGTCTAGTGGCAAATAGTATTACATTTAAAGTTAAAGTCGAAAAGGACGGCAACTTAAAAGTTATTGCTAAAGAAGCGGGCGCAGCGGCTAAAAGTACGGATGATCTTAGTCGATCTACTGATCGAGCCACAAAAAGTCGTAGTAGGTTCCATAAAGCAGAAAAAGGAGTAGGCCAGGCAGGCCTCTCTAGCGCAAAAGGTTTTTCAAAAATGAATCAAACCATGGGCGGAAGCTCAGGGTTGGTTGCGGCTTATGCAACGTTAGCCGCTAATATCTTTGCTCTTACTGCCGCATTCGGGGCACTTTCAAGAGCAGCTCAAGTAGAAAAGCTAAAAGATGGGTTGGTAGCAATGGGACAAGCGTCCGGTGTTGCTATGAATTCTTTGTCTAGTAATCTTGTAAAAGCTACAGGAAATGCTATAAGTCTAGAAGAAGCAATGAGAACTACGGCACAAGTTACTAGTGCCGGATTTGATCCTAGTTATATAGAAAGACTAGGAAAGGTTGCACGAATGGCCAGCCAAGCCCTTGGTCGTGACTTAAATGATGCGATGCAAAGGATTACAAAAGGTGCCATTAAAATGGAGCCGGAACTTCTTGATGAACTAGGAATTATGGTTCGTCTGGATGATGCTACAGCAACTTATGCTGCAAGCTTAGGCAAAGGGGCCGATGATTTAACACGATTTGAGAAACAACAAGCATTTATGAACGCAGTTCTTGAAGAAGGAGAGAAAAAGTTCTCAGCTTTAGGAGATGTAGATGTAAATCCTTATACACAACTAGCTGCAACATTTGCTAACTTAACTGAATCCTTCTTAAATTTAATAAATAATGCTTTAAGCCCCGTAATTAAACTAATGGCCAGCAGTCAGACAATGCTTGTTGGTGCTTTGATTTTATTTGCTTCAACGGCTGGAAAGATGGTTCAGCCTGCAATGGGAGCTCTCATTGGAAAAATGGGAGAATGGTCTGCTAAAAGTGCGAAAGCAGCAGTAGATGTTGCAAAACTTACTGGAGTAACAGGAAAAGGCTCTAAAAAAGTAATGGAGCTAAAAGAAGAGCTCGCTAAAGGCAATGTAGCAACCGAAAAATGGAAATCAGGATTAGCAGGTTCTGTTAGATCTATGTCCGCCTATCAGCGCTCCTTGACTAATAATATAAAATCCAATGGACTATTTAGTAGGTCAACATGGAATTCTTTGAGTGCATTAAGACAGTCTAAAAAAGATCATCTAGGCTTAGTTAAGGCAAAATTAGCACTAGATTTAGCTAATATTAGAAATTCTCAAACTAATGCTGTAAATACTCTTCAAACCCATGGACTAAGAGCGGGCATTAAGCAGCTTGTAGTTGATATGGGTGCTCTATATGTAGCTAGTACCGCCGCTACGGCAAGCCTTGGTAGGCTGGCAAAAGTCATGGGCGTGGTAAAAGGGGCCGCTAGAGCAGCAGGTGCAGGAATAGCATTTATGGGAGCAGCCATAATGGCGGCTTTGAATTGGATTGGATTAGCTATAATGGCCGTAATGCTTCTATGGGAAGGGTATAAGGCCTTAAAAGAAGCGATGCAATCTGAAGAAGAAACCAAATTACAAGCTGCAGCAGAAAATGCAAGTCTAGCTTTTGAAGATCTCAAAACTAATTTAAATGAAGTAGAGTTAGCTATGGACGGTCAGTCCACTAAAATTAAAACTATTTCAGATAGATATATCGCATTAAATAATATCATGAATACAGCGATTGGAGAGTATACAAAATTAGCAGCAGTACAGGCAGAATTAGATAAGTCAGAAGGCATAGGCGGAGACCAGATAAACAAAGACAGTAAAGTATTAGAACAGGTTCAAAACCTTGCAAAAGGTTCTAAGGTAATGAGTGCAGCTTTGGAAGAGGCAGGATTAAATCTAAAAGACCTCGAAGAAGGAAATGTAACCTTAAACCAGTTAAATGCAGCTATGGCACAATTAAAGAAAAATAATAACGATACAAATACTGCAATGGCGGGGCTCGCAAAGGAAATCGAAGGCTTAGACGAGCCTATGACCAAATTCCTAGCAAAAATAAAAGATACTAGTGATGTTGATGACATAGTTACGGGTTTTAAAGAACTAAAAGGATATGTGGCAGATACTGATAATGCTGCTTCGACTTTTGATAAGCTATCAGCTTTTGCGGAAAAAGCGGGTGCAGATACTCTAAAGTTATTGGGTATTTCTAAAAAGGACATAGAAAACTCCAAAGGAAAATTAATGTTGGAAGAGTCTTTATGGCAAATTCTTCAAAATAATTTAGATACTGTTTCAGAAACTTTTGAGAACGAAAAAAAGCAACAAATTACCTATAAGCAAAAAATGACAACTCTAAAAGCAGAGTTAGCCTTATTAAAAACTAAAGAAGGCTTATCTGGTGCAGCAGCCGCTACCTTCGAGAAAGAAGCAGAAATTGCGCAAGCAACTCTAGATCGAATGGATCAAGATATAAAATTAAAAAGAACTGCTGCAGGAATACAGGAAGGAGCTGAACATACTAATTCAAATATTTTGGCGATGGAAGCTGAACGAGACGCGTTTGCAGCTGCTATGCCCGATCATTTACAGAAGAGTCTGGATGTAGAAACAGAAAACTTAGTCATTTTACAACGTCAACAAACAGCTAAAAAAGCACTCTTAGATATAACGAGTAAAATGATGAGTGCTCAGAACAAAATGCTAGACTTAGAAGAAGAACAAAACAAACGGGATATAGCGGCAGCAAACAGAGCCGACCCTAGTAGAGGCTATCGCTCGGATTTAAATGCTAATGATCAGTTAATAGCTGCTCAAGGTATTAAAAAGGAGATGATAAGGATTAATGCGGACGGTACACAAACCACTGAAAAAGGGCTAAATTTAATAGAAAGAAGAAAACTAGCGGCTGAAAATGAATATCAGATGACCTTAATTAGGATTAAGCTTGAAGCTGTTATGAATCAGCAGAAATTAACGGTTCTTGATAAGGAAATGAGAGTTATACATGCAAAAGAGCAAGCCTTTTTAAAAGAACAAGCAGCTAAGAAGGGCGATACCTCTTTCACAGAAACAGCATACGAAGACTCAGCTATAGGAACAAGTATAGCCGCCGCCATGAAATTAGGCGGTCCCGACGGCCCTGCTGCACAGCTACAAAAAGATCTTGCTTTAGCTGTAAAAAATGGTGTTATTAATGGCATAACAGAAGGTACAGAAAAAACTAAAGAGCAGCGTACAGCTGAAATTCTTGGAGCAACAGGAGGTACTACTGCAGAAATAATTCAAAACCAAAATGAAGCGGGAGGTTTAGATTCTTTGGAGCATACCTCCCAAAAAATTCAAGGAGTACAAGCAGCTTTAACTCCTATGATGGAAACTTTAAAACAGCTAGGTCCTGAAGGTGAGTTAGTGGCTGCAGTAGGGCAAGGCGCATTATCGATTGGTGCCTCTTGGGCTACTGCCGCAGAGGAAATAAAAGTAGCAGAAACAGGGATGGAAAAAGCTCAAGCAGTTATGGGAGCTGTGGCTAATACTATTGCTCAAGTGGGGCAAATTCTTCAAGCGAGTTCAAATGCAAGAATCGCAGCAATTGATAAAGAAATTGCAGCAGAGAAAAAACGAGACGGAAAGTCAAAAGAAAGCCTTGCAAAAATAAGGCAGATGGAAAAGAAAAAAGAGCAGATGCAGCGAAAAGCATTTGAGCAACAGAAGAAAATTCAAATGGCTTCTATAATTGCAAATACTGCAATGGCTGCAATGGCTGCTTGGGCACCTCCTCCAGTAGGTTCTGGTCCATTATTAGGAGGCTGGTTATCTGCAATGATAGTTGCAATAGGAGCCGCACAATTAGCTATAGTTGCTGGTACTTCCTATCAAGGTGGAGGCTCTATCAGTGGAGGAAGCCAAGGGCCCTCCAGTGTTGCCGTAGGAAATCGTAAAAAGTCTAGTGACTTAGCAAAGTCTCAGTCAGCCCGAGGCGAACTAGCGTACTTCCGAGGCGACCAAGGTGTTGGAGGAGCAGAAAACTTCCGAGGTGCTTTCTACGGCAAACGGCATAGAGCTTATGGAGGCACAACAGGTTATGTAGTCGGAGAGCAGGGACCCGAATTATTTATGCCAGATCGTCCAGGTACTATTGTACCTGCGGATGATACCGCAGAAATGACAGGAGGAACTTCAAATGTTACCTTTAATATCAATGCAGTAGATGCAGCAGGAGTAGAAGAAGTGTTACTTCAACAACAAGGACATATTATATCAATGCTAAGAACTGCAGCTAATTCATACGGTGAGGAATTTATGGAAGAAATAGACGATCAAGTTTTAACTCCTCACCAAGGCTTTGTATCGAGACGATAATATGGCTTTTTTAACAGTATTACCAGATCCTTCCAATAAAAGAAGCTATTGGGGCGCAGCAGACTCAAGCGGTGATGCCGGTCCTGGTTTTGCAAGCGTAAAACTAACTTCCGATCAAAAAATAATGATGTCTAGAACCAATTCGCAAAGAGTTATTTCTAGAGCGGCAGCAGGACAAAAGTGGAATATTGACATAGGATACCACCCTATGACTAGAGCAGAATTTAATCCTGTTTATACTTTTTTACTCCAGCAAAGAGGCCCGTTAACTCCTTTCTATGTAGAACTCCCACAGTATGCTAGTTCTCAAAATGCTTTATTTAATACAGATACAAATGAATCTGGAGAAGCTACTTATAATACGAATACATTCGCTGCAGTCGGAGCACAGGCTGCAGGGGCAACTTCTGTTCTTTTAACTCAGTCCTCAGGGTGGAAATTAAAGAACGCTGCAGGAGCAGATATTAAAACAGCTAATTCAAATACTACCGATGAGCCTTTTAATATACCCGCAGTAGGTGATGTATGTACTTTTAATGATTCAACTAATACTAACCATAAAAAAGTGTATATGGTTACTTATATAGAAACATATTGGAAGTATAATATTATTCCTCAAACAAGTAGCGATCAAGACGCGGATGAAAGAACTATACGAGTAGGAATAACTCCTCCTCTTTCAAAAAGTGTTGCCGCTGATAAAACCGCAACATTCAAAGGGGTACAATTTAAAGTAATTTTACCCAGTGCGGTCAGAGAATATTCTCTAGGAACCGATAATCTTTATAAATTTAATCTAAAATTAGAAGAATACTTATGAGTTTAAGGGCAGTACATACTGATGTTCAAGGGTCTCTCTTAAAGGGGGATTCGTTTGTCTATGCGCATTTATTAAAGTTTGAAAGAGTAATAAAAACTCAAAGCGCAAAACCCCCCGAAACTGCTACTGACTATTCTTATGTTACAGATGCTTCCGTTGATATTACTTGGGATGATGGTAGTAAGGACGTTGCAGATGATCCTAATGGGGCACAAACCTATGTAGCAAACCGTCTTTTAAAAGTCGGTGGAATTAATGAAACAACTGAAGCTAAAGCTGCTAATCTGGCAGTTACTGTATCCTCGGTTGCTCTAGGTTCTACTATTGCTGCAAATAGTGAGGACAGAGTAACCCTCACCATGGTAAATACTAGTACTTATCCTTATACTGCCACCATACAGCTTTGGAACTCAGAGGTAGACGACTGGCTTGAAAGAGGATTTTCAGAAGGCGATAAAATTACTGTTACTCATACCAGTGACTGGAACGATAAAGAATTCACAATAGACACTTTCACAGGGGATAATAAAACAGCTAATTGTACCCTTGTTGGAAAAACAAAACCTTCCGCAACTCAAACTACTCAAACCAATGTTACCATTGACTTAGCAACCGATGAAATAGTTGCAATACTAAATAATCCTAATGATACTACTTATGCTGGTTATATAAATAGAGAAGTTTTTATATATAAAGCTCATATTAATACCGATACGGGAGCTATTATTGGCAATCCTTATTTAATATTTAAAGGTATTATTGCTAAGGCCAAACTTTCAGAAGACGTTACTAAAGACTCAAAAGTTACTTGGAATTTAACAAGTCATTGGGGTGACTTTGTAAGAGTTAATGGACGTAGAACTTCAGACGGAGACCATCGAGCAATTTCAAACAGTGGTACTCCTGATCCCTCTTCTTTGCATAGATTTGAATATGCAGGAGATA